TAATGGTGGTCCTAAGTTGGCTAAGACGTTGCGTAATAACGCGACAAAACTTGGCGGCGTAACGATTGAGACACCTAATGCTTTCACAATCGGGGAGAACTCGGTCGCTGAGTCTACGGCACGTTTTGGTGAGCTGGTTGCTGCCGGGAAGGTGAAGAAGGAAGCTGCTAGGACTCTTCTTTATGATCATCGTGGCGCGTCGTTGGATACGGATATTGCTGACCGTAAGAGCCTGATTGAGGGCTTACGGGTGGCGTATGGGGATGCTTCTGGTGATCCGCGTGGGTGTGTGATTCATGAGCCTCCGTGTACGCCGGGTTGGGTTGATATTGAGCGTACGGCTGATGATTTTTGGGCACCTGACGCCGACCCTTCGGAGATGTGTGCCGACTTCCTGAATCAGATTTCTAGTGCGTCTGATGCGTGGGTGACGATGCCTGAGATGAGGGCTATCGAGGACCGTAACAAGACGATTAGTTCAACTGAGCCGATCACGCTGGGCTTCGACGGTTCTGAAGGACGGAAGATTGGGATTGCTGACTCTACGGTTCTTATCGGCTATTCGGTGACGCAAAAGCACCTTTTCAAGGTGGGGATTTGGTCCCAACCGGATGGGCCTAAAGGTGACGGATGGAAGCCTCCGCGTTTGGAGATTGAGCAGACGATTCGTGAGACGTTTGAGAAGTTCAACGTTGTAGGGTTTTATGCCGATCCGTCTGCTGGATGGGCTCAAGACGTGAAGTCTTGGGAGGCGCTTTATGGGCGTCGGCTCAAAGCGAAGATTAGTGCTAATGAGCCGATCCGGTATCCACAGCGAAACGTGACAGCGACGTGTGAGAACTTTGCTCAGCTTCTCTCTGCTATTCGCGAGAAGCGGATTACTTACGACGGTTCCCCAGATATGACGGCACATTTTTTGAACGCGAGGAAGTCTCCTCGGCAAGCGGGATACGTGCTAGTGAAACCTGCTGACGATCAAGATTATTCAAAGATTGACGCCACTTGGGGCGCGATGTTTGCTTTCAAAGCTGGCCTAGATGCAGTCGGCAAGGGCGCTGCAAGGCCCCGTTCACACAGGAAGCCACGGCGGCTCTATTAGGAGAGGGGGTTCCATTTTGGCGAAAACGTTGGAGCAGTGGACGACCTTCTTAACTGGGCGTATGGATGATGCGCGTCCGCGTATCGACTTGTTGCGCGGATACACGAATGGTCATGCGCCACTACCTGAGATGGGGCCTAATCTTCGTAAGTCGTGGGCGGCATTCCAGAAAAAGGCTTTGGCAAATTCTGGTGGTTTGATTGTGGACACTTTGATGGAGCGTATCAAACCGAATGGGATCATTGTTGGTGGAGATCCAGAGTCTGCGCTGGCACAACAGGCGCGACGGATCTGGCGAGATAATCGCATGGATGTCACGTTCAAGGATGCGGCTAGGGATGCATTCACGGTGGGTGTGGGCTACCTTCTTGAAACTGTTGGCGATGATGGTTCTGCCGTCATTACGCGTGAGAAGCCGGAACAGTTTTATGCGGAGCCTAATCCGCTTCGTCCTTGGAAGGCAATTGCTGCGCTCAAAACGTGGCGGGCAATATCTGAGGGCACTGATCATCTTGTTGTTTGGGTTGGGGGCGTGAAGGCGTCTTATCAACGGTCGTCATTCAATCGTCGAGAACAATTGATTCAACGCGTTTCTGGCAAGTGGGATCTTGTTTCGGTGGAGCCGTTCGCGGGCGATCCTCCTGTGGTTATTTTAGAAAACAAGGATCGTATGGGTGAGTTTGAGGCCCATACCGGGTTGATTGATCGGATCAATACGGGGATTCTTTATCGGCTTGTGACGATGGCGATGCAAACATATCGTCAGCGGGCACTCAAGACCACGTCGCCTGACGGTCCTGGGCTTCCTGACGAGGATGAAAACGGTAATCAGATTGATTACCAGACGATCTTCGAGCCTGGCCCTGGAGCCCTTTGGGAGCTTCCTCCTGGCGTCGAATTGTGGGAGTCGCAGACGACGGATCTTACGCCGATGTTGAGTGCTGTGAAGGATGATTGGCGAGAGTTGGCGGGCGAAACGCATACGCCGCTTTCTGCGATGCTTCCCGATTCGGCTAACCAGTCTGCTTCTGGTGCTGAGCAGCCAATGTTGCAGCTTGTGCAGAAGGCTGAGGACCGAATCGCGCGATTCAAGCCAGCTATGGATGTTTGTGTGGTGAAAGCGCTACAAATTGAAGGCGCTGATCTTGGGGATTTGACGGTGGAAGTGAAGTTCATGCCACCGGCTACTGTGTCGATGACTGAGAAGTATGCGGCTGCGGCGCAGGCTAAAGCGGCTGGTGAGGCGTTGGAGACGATTCAGGAGAACATTCTGGGTTATTCGCCTGAGCAGATCGCGCAGGATAAGCAACGCCGTGCGGAAGAGCAGATGGCGCTAGCTTCTAATCTTGGGCAGGTTCAAGATTCTCCGAGCGTTGTAGCTTCTGTTGACCCATCTGCACTTAAGGTCAAGTTTGATGCTCTCGGCGTCGCTATTCGTTCAGGCGTTGATCCGGAAGATGCCGCCCGCCAGCTAGGTCTATCTGGAATCAAGTTCACGGGGGCCATCCCAGTTTCGTTACGCGTGCCAGAATCGGACGCTACAGCGCTGGAGGATAAGTAGCAATGGCTGATATCGACGCCCTGCTGCGCGCATACGATACGCAGGTTAATGCGGTTCGTGAGTCGATTGTTGCGTTTGGTGAGGAACTGTGGAGGTCGTTGCCTGATTATCGTGATCGTTCTGTTGAGCGGATGGTCGCGGCGATTGTTCCTCGTGTGCAGGCTGGGCAGATTCAGACGGCGCAGTTGACTAACGCGTATTTGGCGCAGTATGCGGCGGAGTTGGGGATCAAGTTTAAGACACCGATTGTCCGTACGGCGGAGGTTACCGCCGTACGCGGTGTTGATCCTGCGGTGGTTTATTCGCGGCCCGGATCTGCGGTGTATGCGGCGCTTTCGGAGGGCAAGACGGTCAATGAGGCTGTCAACGCTGGTGGGTTGCGGTTGACGCAGCTCATTGGCGGGGATTTGCAGATGGCGAAGCGTAACCAGTCGCGGGCTACGTTGCGTGTGTCTGGGCTGGACACGTTTCGGCGTGTGCTCACGGGCCGCGAAAATTGTGCCCTGTGCACGATTGCTTCCACCCAACGGTATTGGGTGAAGGATCTGCTGCCGATTCATCCGGGTTGTGATTGCAATGTTGCACCGTTGCCTCCCGGTAGTGAGTTCCCACAAGTGATTGATCCTGACCTTTTAGAAAATGTGCATACGGCTGTGGTGGATCATTTGGGGATCGCCGCTGATGGTATTGATCGCGGTGGACGCTCTCCCGACTATCGGAAGATAAAGATCAGTTTGAGCGACGATGGGACAGCCACAGTTTCCGGCACGTCGCTCGTTTCGGTTCGTGAGCATGGCGAATACGGCCCAGTGCTGACATGGACCGATCAAAAGTTTACGGGTCCAAGCGACCTGTGATTGAAGCCCCGAAACGGGGCTTTTTTATATCCAATTCCTGAAACAGGAGAAAATATCATGCCCGAAAATCCAACACCTACGCCACCCGCCGAAGAACCGACGCCTGAATCTACCGAAACGGTAGATTACAAGGCCGAGGCGGAAAAGTGGAAAGCGCTTTCTCGCAAGAACGAGGAACGCGCCCGCGAGAATGCCGAAAAGGCGAAGAAGCTGGACGAGATCGAGGAACAGTCTAAGAGTGAAGTCCAGAAGGCTATCGAGGCGCGGGAAGCTGCGGAAAAGCGTGCGGCCAATCTCGAAGTGAAGGCGTTACGCGCATCAATCGCTGCCTCTAAGGGGATTGATCCGGAGCTTCTTACGGGATCGACCGAGGAAGAGATAACTGCTTCTGCTGATCGTCTGCTCGCGTGGCGTGGAGGCGGGGAGAAAACTCCCGCGTCAACGTCAAGTAAGGATGCGGGCGAGCTTGGCGACACTATTTCGGGGCCGAAGCAACTAACTCGCGACGACCTCAAAGGCATGACTCCGAAAGAAATCAACGAGGCCCGCAAGAACGGGCAACTCAACTCAATCATGGGCGTCTCCTGACGCCAGAAAGGAGTAGGGCATGTCCCTCACTCATTTCATTCCCGAGATTTGGGCTTCGTCCATTCTTGAGAATTTCCACAATCAGGCTGTTTTGACCGGCCTCGCAAATCGGGAATATGAAGGTCAACTAACCTCAGGTTCCACCATTCACATTCCAGGCATTGTTGATGTCGAAGTGAAGGACTACAAGGCTGGTGTTGTCACAGACGCGGCAGGGAATCCTATTCCGCGTACGACCGCGCCAGATGCACTGTCCGACACTGGTATCGACCTCACTGTCTCACAGGAGAAGTCGTTCGACTTCTTTGTGGATGATATTGACCGGGCCCAAGCGAAATATGATTTTGACGCTTATACGGCCTCGGCATCAACCGGGCTTGTGGAGGATGCAGAAACCTACCTCACTTCCATGATTGCCACCGGCGGCACGGCGATTGCCGGTGCGGCGACACCCACAGATTGGGCGTCGGCCTATGCTGCGGTTCTCAGGACCCGCGGTGCCCTCACTTCTGCGAAGGTCCCGCAGTCGCAGCGTGTGTTGATCATCAAC